TTTGATGCTGCTTTACTTGCCCCTGCTCTTCCACCAAAAGGTCCAAACACTTTTTTAGCATTACTCCATAAAGCTGGAAGCCCTCTTTTTGCAACATGAGGAACCACTGCTCTTGCTCCTATTAATGCTGGTAATCCTGCTGATGCTATGATTGCTGGTAAAGGCATTATGTTATCACCACTGTTACTGTTCCTAATGAACTAGTGGCACTTACCCCTGTCGGGTAAAACACCGGTTCATACAAATTTCTCCAAGCATTGCCATCGTACGCTTGATGTACTTCGATCGTTGTATTGAATATTAACCCACCTGGACTAAATTTTCTACTATTTCTTTCCGTTGTTGTGTAGGAAGGTACTACATTTAAGTCCAATTGAAAAAGGTTTTGTTCAATTGTTCTCACTAACCTATTCAAAGTATTGGCATCTACATCATCTTTATTAAATCGAGGAAGAGAAGAGAAAGCCTGTCTTATGTCATATCTTGGCATTATTGTCTCCCATCTGGTTTAACATCTAATCGTGTAGAACCTAATCGCCATCCTACACCTAATCTGTTTGCTGTATTTTGTGAACTATCATTGTGACTTGATACTTTTAAAGCAAATTGTCTACCACGCCCTCTAATATTCTTAACTTGTGTTTCTGAATCGACTGCAACATTTGCATCAGTAACAAGATTTCCACCTGGTGCATCACGCATTCGTACAAGTAAATCAACAGTTTGTGCACCTGCTCCGTCTACTCCAATAAATTTAAAGTCTGGTATAACTCTACTAACAAAGGCAAATTGTTCACCATCTTGTAAGTCTATATCTCCAGATTGTACAAACACACCATCCATTGGAGAACCGTCATCATCATAACCAGTTTCATGAGCATACACATATCCAGTTGATGAACCTTTTGCAGCTCTTGGTTTTTGATAGATACCGTAATCAATCCAAGCTGTTCTTTCTAACTTACCTATAGACCATGTTTGTTGAACATAATTATATGTTACATATCTATCTATTTCAGCTGAACCAGCGGAAGGATAAAACCAACCTACTTCGTCAAATGTCTGATTTGAAAAACCAAATATTTTATATCGTTCATCGTAGTTAAGATCGCCAAACACATATTCTTTAACAGTGCAAGGTAACGCTTGAATAGAACCTGTATATACATAGAAGTTAGATTTATCCATCCAAAATGTTGCGTCAGCACCATTGACAGCAGCATTAGGTCCTAAAATCGACGGACCCCTAGCGAGGAGAGAAGTGGTAAAGGGAAGGGGTCCGCCTACGAATCGCAATGAAAACAATGCGATGTCGGTCCATACTAATATTTCTTGTCTTGTTTGTAGACCACCAATAATTTCTGAGCCTAAGTTTAATTCTATTTGATCGGCAGTTGAGGTGCCGTCTGTTCTTATTTCCCAATCAACAGCACTATCTTGGTTAGATATTGCTATTATCATAGGGTCTATTGTTCCAGTTCTTGACGCTCCAGATATTGGATCAACACCAAGTGCTATAACATGTCCATCTCTTTCAGATACGATAACTTGATTGGCTTTAGTTGGTGCAAGGTTGGCACCTGCATCAGCCGTAATGTTGGTGGCACGGGAAGCCGTCCCTCCAGACTCATCCCATTTGTAAATAGCTCCACCCCGATAATTAATAATAAGGTCTTCACCGTAGTTATCCTGATTCCATAATCTAAATTCTGTAGGAGTACCATACCCCCAAGAACCTGAGTTCCAACTACTAGCACCCCAACCACCTAATAAGGATTGCTGGTCTTCTCCAGTTGGAATTTCAAATTTAAATGTTAGAGAGCCTCCAGTATTGGAAGTCGAACCAGAAGCAGTCGTATCTACTGTTATATCAAAATTATCAGCATCTACAACAGCTACCGTATGATTTTTATTAATTTCTGCAATTGGAATACCATTAACTGGTGCTCCAAGGCCAGATATAGTAACAAAATCACCAGTTGCACAACCATGAGATGTGACAGTAAACCGCACAGAAGTTGTGCCATTTGTTGTCATAGGATTGTTTACAGTTTGTGTAGCTCTTAATGGTGTAATGTCATAATAAATACCATCGTTTAAAACATAAAATTTACGGTTAGTGCCTACACCTAAATATTGATTGCCGTCAAAATCAGACCATTCAAATAATGTTCGGCAACTACCTACAAAAGTATTATCAGAATACTTTTCCCAACCACCTATTTTTTGAGGAAGACCAGATTGGAAACGAACAAGATTACCATCAGTCCAGCCACCTTCGTCTGTATAATCTGTTGTTTCTTTATTTATTCCTGGTCTAAAATTAAATTTCGCTAACGGCATCTTGTAGTTCTTCCACTTTCTCTTCGAGGTCTTCGATTTTCCAGATAGCATCTTTCAATGCCTGAGTAAGTAAAGGAACCAGCTTAGAGTGATCTAATTGCTGCAAAATTGGTGCGTCTGTTACTGGATCAACAGCGTCCTTGTCACCGGTAACTGCATGAGGCACAACTTCTTGTACTTCATGAGCTATAAAACCTTCTTGTTTTGTAGGATTAATAATATCCTTAAACTCATATTGAAGGGGTCGAAGGTCGAGAACCCTTTCACATGCATCTTCTATATCACCAATTACATTTTTCTTTCGGTAATCAGAAGTTGTATTGTAGGAGGCGTTTGTGCCGTTGTTTGTAATAGTGCCTACAGTTGTTGCACCATTTAAAAATGTCATATGTGGTATACCAGTACCTTGATAAGATTTATACATAGCATCTGTATCTAAATAAGATGTAGCGTTAGTTGTGGCACCTGTTGTTGTTCTACCTGCGTAAAAAATATTACCTGTATTATCTATGCGTATTCTTTCAGCTGAACCACCAGTCACAAAAGCTAATTGATTTGATGTTGCCTGTATTTCGTTTCCGTTAATATTAACACTATCAACAGTTAAATTAGTAGCAGGTGTATTAGAACCAATATCAACACCATCTATAGTTCCAGCATCAATATCGGCTTGATCTAAATAAGCAACACCATCAATGTATAAGTTTCTAAATTCATGTGTTGCAGAACCTAAATCATGTGTGTTGTCGGCTGCTGGAATAACACCTTCTGTTAAAAGAGTGCCTATGCCATTTTTTATATTACCGTTTGTTGCTCCAAGACCATCAGAAAAAATCATAGCTGTTGTACCATTTGGTACTGTTACTGTTGTACCAGATGAGCCTTGTTTAAATACTAAATTAAAACCACCTGTTGTAGCATTTTTTACATACCAAGTTTTTTCTAAATCATTTGGACTTAGTGTTATTGTTCTATGTGCAGTTAAAGTGCCAGTAAAATTAATATATTTATTTCTTGCAACTGAGCTTGAACCGTCAGCAATAGCTAAAGTTGCGTTAGCATCTGCTAGTGCATGACTAATATAACCAGATATTGCCTGGTCAACCAATTCCATGTTTGTGTTTGTACTTGTGCCCCAAGTACCTGACTCCTCACCTGTACCTATTAATTTTATACCTAAATTACTAAATGTAGCCATTACGCAGCAATCCTTACCCAGTTTGGAGTTTGACTACTATCTACCTCTTGCCAAATAGCTATGTCGCCAATACTTCCTGTCATACTTAATCCAGTTGGGAAAATATCAGCTCCAAAGTTTATTTGGATAAATCCGATATCTCCTGTTGCACTTACTCCCGTTGGGAATACGCCAACACCAACGCCTACACTAACATTTCCTTCTGTAGTTGTCATTCCTAAATCGACACTACCTGCTACAGACACTGCCATACCCATGCCAGAGTGAGCACTACAATATATGTATAATGTTGAAGGTGTAGAATCTGTAATTGTTATGGTTGTAGAGCCTGTAGAACCAGGAGAACCAGAAATACTTACATTAGATGCATACTCCACCCCTCCACCATGTGTGCCATCTTGTGTTGTTGAAAATTTTAAAGGATGGCCACTATTTGAATTATTTGTTTGATCAAACACATAAGTAAACCCTACATGCAATGTAGTTGGCATTGATAATGCACCATCAATATAATATTTGTTTCCTGAACCAGCGTTGCTAGAAACTTTAACTGAGAAATTTTGATTTTGTCTTGGCTTAGCAATAACACCAGTTTTTGCAGTTTCATCACCAAGCACAGCATTTATTGCAACTCCACTTGGGAATACATTTGGAGCTAATAATACTGATTCATTACCTAATGCAGATGTAGCTGCAATACTGTTACCTGTAACGAATATAGTTTCATTACCAACAGCTTGTACAGAATAAGGTCCAATTGTTTGGAATGCAGCTTGGACACCAGTAACGCCAAATACACCGCCAAATTGAACAGCAGGACCTGTAAGATGTGTTTGTGCTTGAATGCCAGTAGGTAGTACAGTTACAAACTCACCAGCATGAACTGTTCCTAAAGTTGCTGTTAAAGAAAAACCAGTTACAGCAATAGTTTCGTTTTTTATAAACTCACCAGAGCCTGCGTATGTGTCTTCTGAATATGATGTGAATCCATATGACATTGTCTAAATTACTCCTAATATAGACAATTTACACTATTCTACTGTGTATTGTCCATTTTCGTCTTTTATTAATTTTTTGATTTGCTCTCCCAATGATTTAGAATCTACTTCTAACAAAGCATCAATAAAATGACCTGATTTACTTTCTACGGAAAAACTAACTTCAAATTCATGTAAATGATTTCTACCATGAATTTCGTCTAAATCTTTAAGTATTGACATTATCTATCAACTACACCTGATACAGGACAAGCAGGTATTACAATATCAGCAACATCTGCTTCAGATGTTGGTAAATCTCTTAACTCTTGTCTCCATGTAGTAACAGATGCTTGATCAGCAGAACTTAACGGAGAATCATTATTAATTGCCCAATCAGATTGTTGTAAAAGATAATCTCTCTCACCTCTTATTCTTCCTAACTGAGCTTCATCCCAATTATCAATTTCATATTGTGCTGATGCTTTTGCATCATCCCATTCTGCATCAGTAAAATCTCTTACAACTCTTTGTCCAAAAGTAGGTGAACTTTCGTCATTATCCCTAGTACTTATCTTAGGTCTAGTTGTAAAGACCGCGAAATCATCTTGTGTTGGTCTTGCCATATTTAATACTCCTTTTTAATTTTTTACATCAATTAATATATTTAATCAACTTTTAATCACTAATATCTGCATAGAACTCCATTGTTCCACCAGATAAACCCCAATAACTTGCTTCAATTTGATTTGCACTGCCTGTACCATCATTAGCACTACTAAATTCATGAGGTAAAAAATACAACCTTACACCTTGTGCTGGAGCTGTATTTGACTCATACCAAGTTGATCCACTTTGTTCTAAAACATTTCTTGATCTAGTTACATAAACTTGTCCTGTATTAGAATTAGAATTGTCTTGAGTAGTAGCTTCAAAAGTCATATCCCATTGATTTTTGTAATTTTGAATTACAAGTTCCCCATTAAAATTTGCTCTAAAACCATTCATTCTTGAATTATCAGTTCTAGTTACTTTATCAACACCTTGTCTAATTTGATTAGCAAAACCTGCATTTCCATTGTAAGCATAAAGATTTTGATTACTTCTAACAAAAACATAACCTACAGATGATCTTGGGTAATTAGTTGGATTTCCACCACTTCTACTATATGTGCCAGCATTACCAGAACTTGTTGTTGTGTAAGAATCATTCCAAGTTTGACCACCAGAGCTTGTGTATTGCCATGAATCTTGAGTTACATAATTATTATTACTGCTTAAAATAAGATTACTAGATGCATTTAAAGGTGCGGCAGAGGCAAATAATCTTATTTGACCTGAGAAAACTCCTGGATGATTAGCAGTAACTGACCATGTAAGATTTTTAAATTTAACTTTAAATCTAGTTATTTTGTATGCTTTAGTTGTATCACCATCATCTGTAAATTTTGATGTAGGCACTACAAAATCAAATTTTTGTGCAGCATTTGGTGGTAAAGTATTAGTATAATCAAGAGAAGAAATAAATTGTTCGCCACCACTAGCAGCAGTTGCCCAGCTTAATTCTCCACTACCATTTGTTGTAAGGTGCTGACCATTTGATCCGTCTGTTGCGGGCCAGGTGTAAGTTTTAGCTACGGCATTTGAAGGGACTTGTATTTTCGTACTAGCCATTTTTAACTCACAACGCCGTCTTTAAACCAAGCCCATAAAGTAGCACATCCATCTACCCAATTAGTACTGTTGCCGTCTTCATTTTGTATTTGGAAACCCATTGTATGACCTGCTGTTGAATTATGAAAAGGAACTTGCACAGTATCAGCTGATCCTACATGAGCATTTGATCCCCAAACTTGTTCGTAGAACGATGTTCCCCAAGTACCAGATGAGTTATAATTACTACTCATAGCTGATGATTTTATCCAAAATTGTGGAACAGCACTGTGATTAAACATATCAAAAGTTGC